TGAGGCCACCGGCGGCGAGCTGACCTTCCACCGCCCTAGTCCGCTCGCCGACCAAGTTCTTGAAAATGTCGGTGTTGAATATCTGGCCGAGTAGCTCATCCAAGCCACCAGGGGTTGAGCTTTGTATTACACCTGGCAGCGCCCCAACACCCGCCTCTATGAAAGGTGCGATGTTCCCCTGAGTAACGTCGAATTGACGGCGCAGCTCGTCGATACCTTGTTGGTTCCCGGCCACCTGCGCCGCAGCAGCGGACGCCCCCGAGTCACCACCTTTGAATAGTGATTTGATGATACTCAAACCGAACACTCCACTTTCGAAGCCAGCCTATGTCTGTCAATCCTATAGTGACGTTGGCCGGCTTTGTCCGAAAAAAGAAAATTAAACCCGAGCGCCCTAGCCAAGGCCGCAACGTCTTTTCTAGAGCTGTCTATGGCGGCGAGGATGCTCTCCGTGTCAGTGTGCCGGAATACCCAGTCAAAAGCAGCTTTGCCGCTTTCTTTCGCCCTTAAGCCTCGGCATTTGTCGGTCATAACTACATGGACAGACATGTCCGCCCCTAATGGCTCAAAAAACCACAACCCAACGTCCTCTCCGCCGGCAACCTCCAGCAAGTAGTGGCACTCTGGGCCGAGCCTTATCGGCCATGGCGCCAGCTTAACAACCCGCCGGAAATCTCGCGTGTGCTCTATCACGAAACGATAGCTCGGTCTGTCCCGCGCCGCCAGTTTGCTCCGTCGCAGGTTGCGTCAACAGCGCCTCCTGTTTCGTCCGTGACAAATACCTGGCCGCCGGGGGGGGTCGGCGGTGGCAGTTCGGCAACGGTGTAGGCAGGCAACTGCACTCTGTCCCCTAGCAGATTATCGTTTAAGAGCCGCGCCAGGTCGTCAAGATAAAGCTGGAGCGCGTCGCTCGCCACTCCGTCGGCCACCACCTTAGTGCCCCAGTTCGGCTTGGATGTTATTTCCATGGTGTCACCTCAGATTGGCTATAAGGCTGGACGCCGAGAAATCCACATCCTCTGTGGTGTAAAGCCGTAGCCCCATGAATCCCTGGTAACTCCCCATACCACCTGGATAATTCCACTCTAGATGGTCGGCGTATTTGCCTATAGCCCCCAGGTCACGATACAACGGCTGTCCGTACGTCACGCCGTCCTTGCTCATGAATAGCGCCACCGAGCCAGGTGTTGTACTATACCCTTGGCTTACCCCTAGGTCTATGCTTTGACACGCAAACCAGTCATTGTTTTCCTGTTCAAACGCAGTATCGATGATTCTGGTTATCCGTGAGCCATAATCGGTGTTGACGCGAGAAAATACGCCGATCTTATCCTCGAACGCACTGTAGTATTTGCCGTTGAATTGGGTGATAAACCCCCCACTCCATGGCTTCGACGCGCCACCGACTACAGTGTCTAGGACAAACCAGTTCCCGGCATAGAAGCCAAAGGAATCTCGGGCTAGGCGGAAGGTCGCGATATCGTACCCGCGCCACTTAATCCGCCCCCCTATAGCGTCCGCCAATTCATCCTGGTCATAAGTGGACAGGATCAAGTCTATGGCCTCGTTGGAAATCTTTGGCGCTGTCCCCTGCCCGATGGCATAAATACCAAAGCCTTGACCAGATTCACGTCCGATGAATAGGAATGTCTCGTTGTATTCGATTAACCCGCCGATATAGCCGTTCGTGATTAGAGCGCCCGAGACGCGGCCAAAGGGGTTTGGCGATGCACCTGTGTTTCTGAATATCTCGAAGCTATCGGTTCCCCCAATGTACAGCGTCCCCTTGAAATTAAAAACGGCAGTGTTTTTGTCGATCTTTTCCTCTGCATCGAAGAAGCTCAATACTTGCACGCTGCCCGCGTTGTTCACGTCGGAGAAAAAAGCGGGGCTCCCGTCAAACGGGATATACACAAAAATACCGTTAATTTGGGCAACGTCGATGCACGGCACAATATTGGCGTTTGCCGATATATCTACCAGAGTGTCACTTTTATCCAGGGTATAGAGATTCCCCGTGGCGGACTTGACGATTATGACGGCGGTGTTGAACCCAACATCTGTCTCGACGTTCTCAGCCCCGGCTATCGTGCCAATAACCGAGAATGCGCCCGTGTCAGGATTCGTGATCTTTATCAGCGACGTGCCGGTCACTTGGTAGAGCGCCCCGTTCCACACGAACTGCCCGCGCGCTATGGTCCCGGTCGTGTTTAGCTGCGCGATGCCCGGTCGGGAGATAACGCTGTCTTTTAGGTTATTGAAGCAATTCTGTAGCGATCGACGTGTCCGAGGCAGATTTTCCACCCCCACAACGCCCTCAGGTAAGGCTACGCGGGGCATGACAGGCGCCTATCCACTTACCGTCCCGCCCTTGGGAAAGAACGCTCTACGGGACAGCCCCCGACGATTGCCGGCTCCCGCCGGGAGCGTTGACGACACAACTTTGTCCGGGATGGTGATAACTTGGTACAGGTTCTTAATGTCGCTAAAGCCAGACTTGGCGCTCTGGATTAGGGCCTGGCTCACAATATCGCGGCCGTTGTCAAAGTAGGGCGCTAATTCAAGAGCCAGGTTGCTGATAATGCCGTTCCGGGCGTCCGCCGGCTCGTTGACTTCATCACCGACCACCCCTATCGGAGTGACGCCGAGCATAATCCCGCGCGTCTCCCACATCTCCAGCATGGACCCGAGAGTTTCAAAGCCAAGGTCGATAGACTCAGGCGAGGCCGGGGACACGATGGAGTGCGCCCCGATCTTCTCAAGGGCGCGCTCAACAAGGGCTGTGCCTGTAGACATGGCAGACTAGGCGGTTTTCAGATTAGGCGGCCGGCCACGGCGGGGCTTGGGCGTGTCCGCGCTAACGATGGGCGGATGCACTATGGCGCTGCCTAAACCATCGTCCGTTGATTCGTGGGCTGGCGCACCTGGGGCGACATTAAGCACGACTGGGTGCTCGCTGGCCGGCGCAAGCGTTGCCCGCGTTGCCGTTACTTTGTTTGACGGCACCGGCGCATCTTCCCACCCGTCGGCCTCAAGGCCCTCAATTTCCTCAAACGACACGTCGCGGTAGCCGCCATCCTTGTAAAGACGGTACAGACCTGGGCCTTCGGTCGGTTCGTGAGATGACATAGATCAATCCTTTGCAGTTAAGCGGGCAGCGGGGCGGGCTTTCACCCAACCCCGCACCCCCGCGATTAGGCCGTGCCGATGATATTCCCGCACATTTCGGGTGCGAGCACATTCGCCGCCATCCACATGGTCAGCCGATACTCGGTGCCGAGGTTGCGAACGTCCGCGCCCTTGGCAAAGAGAATCTCGATACCACTATCCGTAGCCATGCGCATGGTCGATACGCCGGCACCGTCCAGGTCCATTGTCGCCAACGAGCCGTGGACGATCTCAACCGCCGAGTTCATGAAGAAGATATTCGACGGTTGAGCCGCAGTGAGATTCAGGAACGTAATCGCCGCATTGTCGGCCGGGATGGCCGAACAGTTGGCATAGTCTACGTTGGCCTGAGCCCCGCCGCCGCCGGTCGCCACAAAGATTGACGGCGTGATGGTGATGGTTTGCGCCCCGGCCGCGCTTGCGGTCGAAGTCACCCGGAACGTCTGGAGTTGGTTGGTCACATTCTTGTGAATCTGGCTAACCACGAAGACGCCGGCTAAAGGCGTCCCCCTCTTCGATATCCCCTGTCCCGCCGTCAACAATTAGGCTTTGGGTTCTGTTGTCAACGTTGTTGCCATTACCGTCAACGGCCGTCGGGTCCGCGTCTTGGTTGGCTCCATTGACCAAATAATTCGCGGCCGTGGTCAACGCCTGCGTCGGCATGAAGTTGGCTTTGAACGATTCGAATGTGGCAACCCGAGGAATCATCGACCGTTCAAATGCCGTCAACGACACGCCAGTAGGCACCGCATCCCGTTGAGCCAGGTTCCCTGAAATCCCGTTATAGTCTGTCGTGTTCATGATGAGCGTTCGAGGCGCCGAGATTGCGACGTCTCGGATGGACTGCTGCTCCTCGCACTTCACCATTTGCGCGTACGTAGTCAAGGCTGCGGAATCCTTGATAAAGATGGACCCCTTTTTTGCGACCTCTGTCGCCATCCCGCTATCCA